CACGGATAAACCTTTACTAAATAAGATGAAGGGTGTAAAGCCTTCAAATATTGAGTTATGTCAACATTTTCTTGTCATTTTTTTTATTTTATTTCTATATCTAAAGGAGGTATTACATTATATACTTTGTTCTCTTGTAATAATAACTCTCCTTGTTTCTTAATTCCTTCTGATGTCCAATGATATTTTTCACTTAATACTTCATAGACATCCTTATCTGTTAAATTATTCCTGATTTTTTGTATAAATCCTTCAGAGGCTTGAGTCATTACACGATTATGATAATAGTCGTAATCATAGGTGTAGCGTTCTAATTCTTTCATCTTTTTATCCATTGATATTCCATCATGATGTTGTTGGTCCAATAATTTAGGTTGAAAAGGAAAATACTCAATATCTGTATCTAAAGTCATTCTTTTCCCTCGTTCAAAATTCACTTTTTCTGACAAACTGTATCTTTCGCTATGTTTTTTGAATGCTTCTGAATACTGTTTGTAAAAAGGTAATTGAGCCAACCCTGATGATTGCAATGCGACAGCCATATCCTCTAAATACACATGCATTTCACTATCATTATAATTGACAGCTTTTCTTGAAATAGGTGCAAATAATACCATTCTGTCGGGCTGTCTTGCCACTAGGAAGAAATTCTTCTTTTCATTACTTATGACTATATTTGAACAGAACTCCATCTCCTGTAATGGTACTACTTTGGTGATTTTCTTTATTTGGGCAATTCCATACCATCCTCCAATTGGTTTTCCAGTATCATTTTTGCTTATCCAATATTTGTCATACATTTCTGTGACTTTATCCTTAATTTCTGTTAATATTGGATTAGAAAAATCGTCGCCTTTAGCTAGGACGTCATACTGTCTTTTAAAAATATCTAATGTGAAATGTTGGTAGGTTGCATTTCTTATTGTATTCATGAAAGTTGTATCTGTTGATCCGCTAAATACTGTACCTATGCATTCAGCAGCTGCAATATCAGTTCGGTCTACTTTTAGAATTAGATCTTTAACTGGTGTACAACTTACATTAAAAAAGAGATCTCTATTACAATGATATATTTTTTCCTTAACATAATCATATATTAACATATCAATGTATTTCAATTCAAAGAATTGTGTTTGATCGAAACCACTGGCGTCACCTTCAACTACATATTCATAACCATTAGAATACCTATTTGCTAAAAATTCACCTAATTGTTCAGTATTCTTATTACCGCAATATCCTACTCTATGATCTATATCTATATGTGAATCATATTGAGTGAATAAATCTTCAAGTCGCCACACAACTGGTCCAGTAATATACTTCACAATCTCTCTAATGGCTGAAATAGCTCTATTTTTCCCTCCAATTGGTTGTTTTTCAGGCTTACAAAATAAATCATGAATAACTTTCAAACATTCCTTACTATGTAAGTCTTTATTATATTTTTCTAGTTCATTTTTTAATTTTGTTTGTTTACCAGCAGGATTATGATTAAACCATTGACAGACTGAATAATCATACTCTTGATCTAATACAGGTTGAATTCTTTCTTTGAAAAATCTCCTACAGAATTCATAGTATTTGGTCAACACATCGGGATCTGGTAATGTTACTTTTTTTAGTTGTCTTTTAAAAGCAGCAAAAGTTGTTATCATACATGCATTATAGATAATAACTTGATCCTTGTGTGCTACTGGAATTGGAAGTACCTGTCGCAACTTGTGAACTTTGTCTGAGCAAGTACATGGCATATCTATTAATTTAATGTTAGACAATATTTGTATACGCAATATATTTAATAATACTTGTCTAGGTTTCACTAAATTATAGGCTGTTTTAATTTTAAATTCATTAAAAGTAACCTCATTTCTATAACTATTAATGAATTTAGTAAACTGAAAGATGTGGCATTTATTTTTATCAATTTCTTTTTCGCCCTTATGGGTCTTAACGAAAAATTGACAATATGTTATGTATTGGTTATAAAATTCGCTAGGAGGATGTGTTGTTTTGTGATTTAGATATTTTTGTATATTTTGGTCATTCTTTTTAAGTAAGTCCAATATATCATCATCACTTAAATGCTCAGCACTAAGTCGTCGGCTAAAATCATAATTTCTAGTTCCGGAAGCTAATGTATTCATTTTATATATTATATCATTAAAATCTTCAACCATCATGGACATAATATTTCTACATATGTTTGATAGTGTATCATTACTTTTCAATTTAACCATATGTTTTATATCCATAGCTACATCTGCTTCTTTATCACATAGTGTTGACCAACATATCCCTTCCATTATGTCAATATCTTTTTGGATAGTATCTCCTATTTGATCTAATTGAATTCGATTGTATTGACAAATTATTTTTAGCACATTAATAGGCAAAAATATAGATCTCATTCTCATTTCATAATCTATCAATGTTAGATAATTGACTCCTGTCCTAGCATGTTGTTTTTGCATATTATTCCTGACAACATCCATTACTGTTTGTGGTACTTTATATTCTTTACCTTCCAATAAACAACTAATGGTTAGATAAAACTGATCTTCACTAATGATGTAATTATCTTCATGCACTTTGTACTCATCTCGGATTTCGTTAATTTGTTCAGCTGGTCCAACCTCGATTCGTACTAAATGTAGATTGTATAAATCTATCTCATGATATAATTTTCCATGAGCCATGTCTTGTAAGTTGATAATTAATCCTGGTGATGTCAATATATTATCTTTAATTTCATAACCATCATGAAACATTAAATAATTAGTATTGATATTAGTCGGAACGAATCCATAGTTAATGATAAAATTATTATTGCGGTTAGCTTCCTTTACTTTGCAAATTTCATCATAACTTAACCCTAATGTCAAAATTAATGTATCACTTATTCTTGACATGAATTCATCAATTTCCATAACATTTTGGATAGTATCTTCTGATCTTTCAATATATGCCATTTTTGTGACAGTGTTATAGGATGCAATATAGAAATCTACTAAGAATGGTTTGACTCCTAATCCATAAATTAGAACTGCTTCATCTATGTTTTGTAGCTGTTTGTAACGATATATAGCGTTAATAGGGTGACAATTGCCTACATT